TATGATTTGTAATGTGACCACTGATGTTCATTGTTTGAGTAAGGTGGTTAGCAATAGTATTACCACCACTAAACATCTCTAAGTCAGCAGCAGCTTTTAGTTTAAGATCACCATGACTAGTGTATATATACCTAGAACCAGACCAATCACCACCCGAATATGTTGATCCTATAGAACCTAAAATAATTCTTTGATTGATGTCGTTGCCTATATGCATTTCAGCATAACCAGAAGAAACAGTACCCTGTTGTACTTTTGCAAACTCATCGGCACTTGTGTTTACCGTAGTACCATTAACACCTAAAAACCTATTCTCAGCACCATCTAGTTCGTAACGTGCATCGGCTGCTGCTTGGTTGAGTGCATCACCAACGCTAAACGTATTGTATGCAACAACTTCTATCTCATCACCTGCTGCTGCACCTGATGTAAGTGTTACTGCTGATCCGTTGCTTGTGTAGTCTACTGTTTCATCCAAGAGCAAGCCATTCATAAACACTTGTACAAATCCCTGTGTGTGGGATATAGTAAAGGCTGTCTGTCCTGCAGTAGCTGTGAACGTAGTACTGCTGTAATTGCCAGAACCTATGAGGTTAGCTACATCTCTTGCTCTTGTCATGTGTTTCTCCTAACCTATTAATGCAATACTTGCTGATGAATAATTAGAAGTAGTGTTTTGCAGGTAAACATCGAAATCACATCCAAAAACAATATAATCATTTACAGCCATTGGTACTATGCTTGAAAAACTAGCTCCTCTACCACCTTCAGGATAATGTCTTGCATAAAGAGTTCCGTTTTTATACATATAGATTTCGTGGTTTGCGCCAGTTGCTATTATAGTTTGTAACGTAAAAAGATATGTGCCTGTAACAGGTGCAGTATAAACACCGTTACTTGTATTAAAACCAGAAGTACCCTGCCCTCTAGCAAGATTAAAAGGAATAGCGTTAGTTGTTCCTCCTGCTGTAATTCTAGCAGAATACCCATTTTGAGTGCCTACAATATTAAAAGCTGGCTGATTAGGCATTGTCACAGAACCATTTGCGTTAATTACCATGTTTAAGGTATTGTTTGTTGCAAACTGCATAGGCGCATTTTCATACAGCCAGTGATAGACACGGTTGCCAGCCTCCATAGCTACAGCATAACCATCACCGTTAGTAGCTCCACTTTCATTTGTAGTCATTTGAATACGAGCTTGAGAGCTTGCTGTTGCTTTGTGAATTTGTAGATCATGCACAGGCGTTGTAGTTCCTACACCTACTCTATTGTCTGCCACATCAACATGAAACGTGTTAGTATCAACAGTAAGATCACCTGTCATAGTTGTTGTACTGCTATTAGTTACTGTACCACTGTGAGTTACGTTACCACTATGCGTTACAGCACCAGTAAACGTACCACCTGAAGCAGGTACATAATTACTGTCAGGTATGTTAGTCTCAAAGGATACAACATTAACAACGTCATTCAAGTTAGCTGCAGATGCTAGTGTGACTGTACCAGTACCAGTTGTGGTGAAGTCACTGTCATCCATGAGGATACCGTTGACGTATACCTCTATCTGTCCAACAGTAAAAGCTAATACCTTACCGTCATCATCAGCACCAGTAAACGCTGTCTGACCCTGCGTAGCAGTGTAGTCAAACTTAGTTCTGCCAAATGATCTTATGTCTTTAGGTTCAGTGCCGATGTATGACATTGATATTCCTTACTCTGGTTTGGACTCTTCAACTTCAGATGCTTTCTTAACAACCTTTAAGTCAAACGCTTGTGTTACCTGTGCGTCTTCACCAACAGCTAGTGCTACTGAGTTAGCATTGCAGTGTGTTACAAGAGCAGCAATGATCTCATCCTTGGCTATTCTAGCTCTGTTAGTCAAAGCATTGTCTGCCCAGTCCTGTGGAACTGCTGCTGCATATTCTAGACACTTTAGTTCTGTGTCGGTTAGTGTTACTTTAATCTCTGCCATATTATACTCCTAGGGTTTTGTGGGCCAAGTTACATCATCTAATGATGTTGCGCTTTTAGTTATGTCACGCAAGTCAGTTCTGTATTTCTTCTGTGCATCAGTCATGGTTAGGTCACTTGATGCCCACCAGTCTGTCTCTGCTATTCTACGGTTACGTTCCTCACGCAGTAGCTTCATGGGTTCTGCTGCTACAAGGGCATCCTTCTTAGCTTTGACTGCATCCCACGTTGTACCGAAATGTGATGGGTCTGAGCTTTCTATGGCAGAGCCGTTGCTGTCTGCGCCCATAACCTTGCGGAACATAGTCTCGAACTCAACCTGAGTCGTTGGCTCTCCACGTAACACCCATTCGGTTACGCCTAGTTCTGTTAATGCTGTTGCTATATCTGTCATTTGTTTATCCTATGTTACTGGTGGTCCAACCCACTCAAAATAAATAACTGTGTCGTATTCGTTAGACGCACCTCTTATGTTCAAACCTGCAACAGACTGTGTGCCTACTTGAACTTTATCGTTAGCGTGAGTAAAATTAAAATACCTAATTCTATGAGCCGTATGGTAGGTTGTATCATTAGAAACAATTCCAATATGATCATATAAGTCACCACCAACAGCCGAACCGCCATTGGGAGTAAATAATAATCTTAAATCTATCCACCTTGCATTATTGGATGAGTTCATATGTAACTCTAAAGTTACTTTGTAGACACCAGGTTTAGTAGTAGTAAAATTACCACCACTATGACTAAACTGAGTACCTACGTTTGGAAATCCAAAATAAGTAGAGTTCATCTTTGTCCAATTAGACATATAAGTAAAACTACCAGTGCTGACGGCAAAAGTAGCATTATTATAAAAGCCAGTAATATGATTGCTGCTTGGTAAATTTACATGACCACCATTATCTATGGTTAACCCAGTAGTACCGCCAGTATTCTGTATCGTATCAACTTTTAAGATAGAACTCATTGGGCTATCTCCATAGCTGTAATTATAGTTTGCCCAACACTTGCACCAGACGTTGCTCCAGAATCATCGTTTATAGTAAACGTACCAGAGTTTGTAGTCCTAAATGCAATTTGCCATTTGTAAGTGTGGGCTGATGTTGATGATGGACTATCAATATACTCTATAACGTGTGACTGTACATTCCCATTTGATATGGTTGAACCACCCCTATGAGCAATATTGCTAAAATGTTTTAAAACTGTACTGTCTCGTAATATTCTAAAGTCAATACCTAAACCAGACGTTATATTACCGCCATGTAAAACTATTCTAACATATATTTTAGAAGATGTTTTAGTAGGAGTAATAGATACAGTACCACTAATGTCTGTAAATCCAGATGATTGATTGGTTGTTATAACTTGTTTCGTGTGATTATCTGTAGATACAAACTGAACAACATGACCAGGAATATGAACACCATTACCACTAGTCTTTTCGTTTATGGTGTCTACCTTTAGGATGCTCATTGTTTGATCTCCGTCAGTTTTACTGTCCACCTATGATCAGGAGAGTGGGTAGACCCATCGTTAGGAAACCACATACCGTGACCAGCGGGATTAAACTGAAAAGTACAAGTTATAGCGTTAGTGCTACCTCCTACAAACTCACATTGATAAGGTGTGTCCCAAGTAATTCCTCCACCGCCTGTATAATAGCCGTCACCCCATGTAGCAACAGTGTTAGTGTTTCCACCAGAACAAACAATTCTTACCCCAAAGTATGCTCCACCACTACTACGCCAAACGGCTACTGTTGCAAACAATCTAATTATGCTGTTAGAGAATTTTGGTGTTATTGAACCTACAACTACTGAGTTAACCCATGCACTACCAGAAGAAGTAACGTTATTATTACCTTTAGTAAAAGTTTCTTGTACTACTTGTCCGACACCTGGCGTTAACGTTCCTGCACTAACGTCTATAGTCTGACCAGACGGTACAATAATCTTATTGGCATTACCGCCAGAGCTAAGACCTTTTAAGTTTTCTACATGTAAAGTACTCATATGATTGTCAAGTTCCCACTAACTGTAAGCGTCACACCAGATGTCACCGCAAGAGGTCCGTTACAACTAGCATTCTCTGTGCTTGCTATGGTTACGTTATTTGACAGTGTTTGATCATTAGTCTGAAACAATGCCAGTTTAGTCTTATGTTGTTCACTATCAAACAGTGTAGCTCTAATGCTGCTTGCAAATGTACCACCACCTGATAGTGTGGGTGCATCTGCTACGCTGAATATGTTGTGAGATACAATAGTCATCTCATCGTTTAGTGCAGCAGCAGCGCCTAACACAACTGTAGTTCCTGTGGTAGCTGTGTAATCAGCAGGTTGTAATAGTATTCCGTTTTGATATACGTCTAGGTTTCCAATAGAGTATACAGCATTAAATGTGGTTTGTCCAGCAGTAGCTGTATATGTTTGCGCCCTTCTTGTACCTTCGGTTAGAGATTGTCCTATGTATGCCATGTCTGTGTCCTAACTTAGTAACTGCATGCTAAAGTTGCTATATATACCATTAACACCGTACATGTTCAGGTTATCAACATATATGTCAACATAATCATTAGCACTTAGGCTAATTACACCTGCCCAACTAAACTGATGATGAACACTACCACCACTAGAACTATATATATTTTTATAAGCTGGACTTACATTGTTTATTCTAAGTCTAATATACCTATTATCATATGTAGCATCATTGTTAGTCATTAACCAAAAAGTTAGAAGGTACTTTCCTGCTACTGGCACTGTTGCTCTACCATTGGATGAGTTATACATGTTTCCGACATTATAATGAGTGTGATCAAAAACATAAACATTGCCTCCAGTAACATGCCCTGCATCTCTGTATGCAGAAAAACTAGGCTGATTAGGCATTGTCACACGGCCTGAACTGTCTATCTGTAATCTAGTAGTACCACCTGTTAAGGCATGATTTGTGCCAGTGTGTAAGTTGACTGTATCTGCGCCACCTATATACATAGCCTCTGCACCAGACCCATTAGTGTAAGAAGTAATGTAGCCTGTGTCTGTACCAGCAACTTTAAACTGTATTCCACCATATACACCACTATCTACAGTCAGGTTTGTACTTGTAGCAGTATCAACAGTCAACGCACCTGTCATCGTATCGCCAGCGGTATTTACATATCGTGTATCACTTTCAGTCTGATCCTGATATGCTGCGCCTGAAGCTAAATCTTTAGACTTACCCATTAGGTAATCTCCAATATACTCATCATTACATCACAAGAGGAGGCAGCACTTGATGTCACTTTAATCTTATCGTTTGTTTGTAGAACGACTTTTTGATCACCTCCTACGACAACAAGACTGCCTCCGCTAGGTACTGTAGCTTGTTTAACTAAGAACGTATCATTAGATCCGTCATTGTGTGCTACATCAACTGTTATAGCTGCAGTAGTTCTATTAGCACAAGACAAACCGATAACGGTTGTAGCTGTGCTGCTCCCTACTGTGTAGCTTCCCACTATGGTGGCTGATGTGCCTATGCTACGTGAAGTCTTTCTAAGAAATGTATTTGCCATATTGCTATCCCAAAGCTATTGCTAGTGCAACGGCTGAACCTGCTGCATCAAAAGCTGTTGATGCCGCTACACGTGCATCTGCTCTAGCGTTTGTGAAGTATAAATTAGTAGACCCTTCTGATAGATCATCTGTGTCGTGATTACCAAAAGAGATTATAGAGTTTAAATCGTGATCGTTAGATGCAGGGTCAAGGTGAGCAGCAACACTAGCAGGTAAAGTTATGAATACAAACTTAGTTCCTGCTGAGAAGTTTGTTGCTGATCCACTGTTTGAACTTGATAGTACTGTAGTTCGTGTTAGTGTGTTAGTGCCACTGTATGTACCTAGTCCTACTTCCCACTCATCAGTACCATTAGCTGTATGCACAATGGCGTAGTAAGTCGTATCATTAGTAGACATGACTGATGCGAATGTATCGAAGGTAGCACTTGCACCACCAAGAGTTAGGTTTGATGTTCCTGTAGTAGTAGTGGTTTCACGTACACGGTCTTTTAGTACTAATGCCATTGTATTACCTTTACGTTATACGTATGACTGCATTGGATGCATCTGCTGTAGGAAAGATAACAGTAAAGTCACCTGCTGTTGAGGCTACGTTTGAGCCAAACGAGAATACAGCTATAGCTTTGTTACTGACTGAACTGTTATACAGTAAAGCTCCAGCAGCAGTAATTGTTAAATTAGAGAATACTTCATCTGCAAAGTCTACAAGTGCCGTATCCCCTGATAATGAAATGACAGGCGAATCCAATCCCTGTCCTCCTGCACTATAGTTTGTTCCTGTAGCTTCATCTGAGTTAGCTGTAAGGTCTGAATAGTTAGTGGTAGCTTTACTGAAGCTACTTGTAGGAGAGGGTTTAATTAAAGCTATCTTTAATGTGTGTGTGTCTAAGTCGTGAACACCCCCAAGTAGCTCTTGCTTGAAGCTGTTGCACATTGCTGTAGTAATAGTACCCATGAGAATGTCCTTTTGTTAAATGCACGAAGAGGCCAGCAAAAGCCAGCCTCTAAGTTTATCTTGATTATGCAACGTTGTAACGTGCTGTGACAAGTCCTTGTGGGCGTAGAATCTTACGTCCATATAGGTGCATACCACGTACGATGTCTGCAAATGAGTCAGGATCTCTGTAGTTTTCAACTTTGTTGATCTGCTCTGCAGAAGCAACTGCGTCTTCTTGTCCAGCTAAGATCACACCGTAATGTGCGTTCTGAGCTAGTGCGCCAGCGTGTCCTGCACCGTTACCTTTTGAAGGTAGGTTGTTAGATACGTGGACTCTGAAGCCGTGTAAGTTGTTCATTACTAGACCGTTCTGTAGACCTGCTCCACCGAAGTCAGCATTCAAGAGACGTGAGTCTTCGTCTTTCATCATTTCCATGAAGATAGAGTCAACAACTATGTAACGTCCACGTGAGTCAACATTTGCTGTATCCATTTGACGTGCCATACGTGCGACAACGGACAAAGGTGATACAGTAGCTGTTGATAATGCTGTAGCGCCAGGTAAACGTACTGCTAATGGAATAGAATCATTAGTAGCATATGCTGTAGATGCAGCGTCTGCTGAACCTAATGAACCAAAGTCAGTAGCGTCTAATTGGTTAACCTTTAAAAATTCACCATTTATTTCGCCAGCCGTTGGGTGCTGTGCTGTACCTGCTGCGGCGGTTGAGTACTCACCGTTTGCTAAGTGACCTGACATGTAAAGAAGTAAGTCTACATCCATTGCGTCAGCCATTTTATATGCTGCTCTATCTGCAGCTAGGCTTACGAAATCAACATTTGCAAACTGGTCTTCAATGTCATCCATTTTAAAAGCAAAGTAGTTAGCTTGATCAATGGTGAGTGTGAACTCAGAATCATCTAGGTCTTCTACAGAGATTGCTGTTTTACGCTCAAGAGTGTTAACTGTTACGTCAGGCTCTTTTTGAATGCGTACAACATCCCCTTGATTTGCAATGTCACCAAAGTAGTTACTGTTGGTAATTGCTGCTGCAACAGAAGCTTTACGTAAAGCGATCTGTGCTTGTTTGGAATAGATAATCGGGCTGAAATTGCCGTCAAATCCTGATTTGCCAGAGGCGAGTGCTATAGCCATAGTTAAATCTCCTTATAGATATGGCGTTGAAGTAATGCTACATATCCACCATGAAGAGGCTCTTTGTAATAGGGTAGTCAACTTTGCTTCTAGGCTGCGCTGCCTGTCTGCGTTGGGCCTGTACTTAGAGGTAGTTCTTTTGTGTGGCTAGTGCTTGAGTTAAGCATACACACTAATGTTGTGTATATGCTATAGTTTTATCTATGATACTTAGAATGTCAACTACTTTCTTGACATATCATAAATAAAGTTTCCGTTACGTTGGGCATCCATGATTTCATCTGCCCTCTTCTCATATTCTTTGATTGACATGTTAGCTACCTCAGACTCACGAATCATCTTAGCTGACTCATCTGGTTCTGGTGCTGCTGCACTTTTTGTCTTGACAGAAGATGCTGCTGCTTTCTCATCAGGTTTAGCTTTCTTCTTGTTAGTAATACCTTTGTCAATTTTGTATAAGTCTATTACACGTGCTACAGATTTTGCATCATCAACGTTTTCATACAAAGCATCTTGTACCCACTTAGGTTGTTCCTTTGCCCAATTATGAAACGTATCGTCTTGACGTATCTCTATAAAGTCAGGATGTATCTTAACAAGTTCTGCTTCTGCTTTATCACGATGTGCATCTTGTCGCATCTCTTCTAGTTCAATCATACGATCTTCTATATCTTTAGCTGCACTTTTAGATTTCTTATCAGCTATAGTTTCTATAATAGATGCTATATCAGGATATTCTTTAGTCCAAGCCTCTAGCTCTTCATCAGTCTTTGGGAGTACAAGCTGTTTCTTAGCAGCTTTACTAAGTTGAGATTCTAATGCTTCTATCTTAGCAGTAAACTCTTTCTCTTTGTCCTGCTGATGTCTGCGTAGATCACCATAACGTTTCTTAAAGTTCTTCTCTTCAGCACTTAGCTCATCATCTTCTTGTGCTTTGGCTTCTGGTTTCTCTTCTTGTTTGGTATCACTCTCTGCCTGAACTGGTTCAGCTTGAGGTTCTTCGCTACTGGGTTCAGCTTCAGAGGCTTCTTCTTCTGGCTCATCTACTATACCTTTAGCTTCTTTGGCTTGCTTTATTAGCTCTGCTAATTCAGCTTCATCTTTATTAATACGATCTTCGTTACGTGCATATGATGCTGACTGCATCGGCACTTTCTTTATGTTTACTTTTTCGTGTTGCATCTCTGCCATTTGTTTTTTCCTTATGTTGGGGTCAGCCGTAGCTGAGTAGCCTTATAGTTATTTGGATTTTTTCTTCTTCTTCTTCCTCATCATGCCGCCTTTGTAAACACCTGTTGAGTCATCATCATAATCACCTGCTGCAACATTATCATATATAGGTGAGGGTTTAGCTGCAGGTGTAGGTGGTCTGGAGATAGGTGAATCATTATTGTCATTTGCAGATGTGGGTGGTAAGAAAGAGTCTGGGTCTTGTTTAACAGCCTCAATGAAGTCATCGTTACCTACAGGTTTAACAGTTTTACTTGGGGAGCCAAAAGCTGCACTTGCAGCGTCTGCAGATGCTTGTTCAATTTGTGTTTTAAGCTCATTACTAAGCCCATCATCTACTCCCGGAGTTGTAGTTTGACTTGCTGTTTGATCATTTGGTGTGTAAACACTTCCTGCTCCAGGTGTGTAAGGTTGTCCACCAGCCATAGTAGGATCAGCAAAATCTGTATCAGGTGTTACTGGTTTAGGTATTTGACCTACAGTTTTTTCAAAGTCTCTTCCTAGTATCTTATCTAGTAGTGTAGGTGTTTCTCTTTCTGCAATCTCAAGTAAGTTTTGATAGCGCATCTTATCTACATTTGAAGTTTCATTAGATGTTAATCTACGTTCTATCTCTCTCTTTACTTGTCTTGTTTGATTCCACATTGCAAACTTAACTGCTGCGCCCATTAAAGGATTTAGTAATCCCAAACCTGTTGCTATTACATCACCTTTCAAATCACCTTGACTATTTACCATGTCAGTTAATTCCTCAAGACTTAGCTCTTTATAGTTAACAGGATCTGGTGTTGGCATATCCATACCTCCTCCAGAATCAGAACCACCGCTACCGCCTATTGCAGGGGTAGGAGCTACAGCTACACCTTCACCCACTGGATAGTAACCAGCAGGTATTTCCATTTGTGCTACACCATCTATAAAGGTAATAAATATTCTGTGACCTTCATCGTTCATGTACTCACGCATCTCAAGTAGAGGACCACCACCTGTACTATCACCATAGTCTACATAGGCGTTCTCCATGTCAAAGCCACCCTTTTGATCAGGGGCATAGAACGGTTGATTGAACTGGGCTTCACCACCTATGAGGTTTGTATCTTCGTCTGGTACAAGCCCACCTTCATCAAAGCCTAAACCTTCCATAAGTCTTTTGTAGAATGGTTGTTCATAGTAACGTACTGAGTTATTTACAGGCTCTTGGCCTCCTGTATATGTACCTGCTACTTGACCTGCTCTTAGTGATTCATTCTTTGTTGCTGATGCTGGTGACCCATACTTACGTGCTGCACGTTCCATAGGGTTACCACTAAATCCAAAGTCAAACCTAGATTGATTGTCATCATCATCTTTAAATACATCTCTTAGTCTGTTTCGTATAGCTTCAAATCTATTCTTTGGTTTATCTTTTCTAGCCTGAACTCTAGCAGATATAGCTGCTGGAGAGTTGTCTTTACGTGAATCAGTATTAGAACCAAAAGCTTGAGCCATTATCTCTGCGTGTGTCTTACGTGGTGCAGTACGTTTAGGAGCTTTTATATTTCTATTCTTTGCTACATCTTTGTAGTCAGCCATAGATCTTCCACCCCTGTTCATTTGTACAGGTGCTTCATCATCCATTACTTCTAAGTCTAACTCAGAAAGTTCTATGTCCATACCCATGTCATCATCCATAGGCTCACCACCCATACGTCCATCTTGTGCCATTTCTTGGTAGCCCATCTTAGCTTCAGCACGTAGGTCTTCAAATAGTTTTACACCATGAAAGTTTACTACGTCAGCAGCTACAACTATCTCACCTTCACTTAGGTTAGCTGGTATATCATCTCGTACATTCTCTGCTGTAGAACCCATCGGTATCTCATTACCTGACACAGGATCTATGCCTATTGTATTATCAGGTACATCACCAAAGTTCATGTTCATCTGTTCTTCTAAAGCCATACCGCCCTCACTAAATGGGAATGCTTCTGCATCCATCTTTTTTGCATTACGTGCTAATACTAAGTGTCCTACTTGAACTACTGTATCTGCTGCTACTATTGCTTCTCCTGTTTCTCTATCATAGAAGAAGCCCCTACGTGTAGGGTCATAACCTACCTGTGTAAATTCAGGATTGTCAAAAACATCCTGTGCAAGCTTGTATGCTTCATCGTCTGTAGCTTCAACATACTTACCTGTCATAACAGCAAAAGGTGCTTTACCTCCACCTTTAGCTACACCTAAAGCTTTTTTAGGCTCTCTTCCTTCGGGTTGTATAAACTTTACATCTTCTAATACAACAGCAGGTTTATAAACTGTTTTTAGTTCAGGGTGCGTTAGAGTAGGAACCCATACATCATAATCTGTATATGCATCTATATCTAATCTTGCAGTTACTTGATCACCGTCTGGTATAGAAGCATTTAAGCCAATCATAGGTTTCTTACGTTTACCTGCATTCAAAGCACTTACTGCTTCTACAAATGTAGCTGGCTTTGGTACTTCTTCTACTACACGTATCGGCCTAAGTTCATCAGCACGTTTTCTGTAGGTACTAGTAAATACTCTACCTTCTTCTACTCCTGAAGCTAACTCTTGTAGTTCTTCATTACGGCCTTTTAACTTTTTACGAAACTCTTCCGATGTAGCATTTTTTTCACGCCATTCTTCAATAGCTTCATCTGTAAGACCTGCAGCTTCTACAGTTGGTACGTCTTCTTTTACTTTAGGCTTTAACCTAACATTACCACCCATCATACCTACAGCATCAGGGTCAACCTCAATACGTTTTATCATATCTGCTGCTTTACGTATACCTTTAGCAGCAACATCTCCAATACCTGGAACTGCACCTACTAGAGCAGCGCCACCTAGTACAGCAACAAAGCGGTAGTCAGGATCTTCTTTCTGAAGCTCGTCATAGATCTCTTTTGCTGCCATAGCATCTCCTATTATAGGAGTCATCTCAGCTACAGTCTTAGCAGCATCTTTAAATGTAAGATCAGTCTTTATGTCTGTTACAGGTTCTACACCATAAGACTTTACAAACTCAAGACGTTCTTCCTCAGTTGGTTGGTCCATTCACCGTTTCCCTCAGTAACTTTAACTTTCTTAGTACGTCTATTGCACCCTGCTGTCTATGTATAACATGAGGTTCATTAGCTGTCTCTAGCGCACGTTGTCTAGTTTTAATTAGTTCATCTATATGCTGTTGAAACTGTTCGTAACATTCTTTATCATTGACCAACTGCTTGAGGTGCATTGCCTGTAAATCCTTGCTCTTCTGGTAGTGGTGCTGTACCCATACCTATTTGTGATCCTCCACCACCAGTAGTATCAGCTACACTTTGTGGGCCTTGACCTTCAGGACCAGCTACGCCTTGCTCTGGTGTTGGCGCTGGCGCTTGAAAACCTTTTAAGATTTCAGCTTGTATAGCTGCATCAGCAATAGAGTTAGTCACCTTATCAGGATCTAAGTCCATGCTCTTAGCAATCTCACGTATAATATAATCCATCTTAGCAAATGGTGCAAGTACTGGATTCTGTGCTACTTGTAAGAACTGCATCAAACGTTGACTACGTACTTCGTTAGCCATCAAGCTTTCTGTACCTGACGCATGTACTTCTAAGTCACCCTTTATATTCTCATCAAAGTCAAACTGCATGTTGAATGCAAAGAATGCTTTGCCTAATGGTCTAATTAGATAGTCATCAACATTCTTAACAACGGTACGGATACTACCGTTAGCAGCAGACATAAGCATAGAGATTCCAGAAGCAGTACGCCCAACTCCTTGAACTCCTGTTTGACCATGTGCAAAAGATGGGAATCCAGTAGACTCATCAGCTAGTACCCTCGCTTTATCAAATAGTTGCATGTTCTCTTGTGCTACATTTGGAAACTTTGTACCAAAGATAGCTTGTCCTGGAGCGCCACCCTGTCTCCTGAATATCTTTCCAGGATAAACAGATAGGTCTTGGCCGGGAACTAAGTTAGTCTCATCTACTTCTATGATTAGATTACCAGACATTGCAGCATTGTCAATAGCCATTCTCATAAAGCCATTCATCAATGTCTGTGTATCATCCATGTTCTCAGCAATACCAACGCCAAAGAAGGAGTATGGGTTATGCTCATATGGCACAGCGTAGTAGGGTATACGTGTAGGCTTGAATGGGTTTAGTACAAATCGTAGTACTTCATCGTTACATACCCATACGTTACAGTTGACTTCATCTAGGTCACTAAGCTCACTAGGTATATCTACACCATGTTCTTCTAATAACTTAGTATCAACAAAACCCCAGAACTCTAATACTTCCCAACGTTCTGATGTTGGCTGGGTGTCATCGTCTTCCATAGTCATTTCCCAGTACTTCTGCACGTAGTCTGGGCCTTTGTCTATAGCAAGCTGGACACCGTCATTCATAAAGAAAGGACGTGTCTTTAGTTTGCGTAGTTGTGTTCGTGACATCTTATGTCTTTGTACAACATACTCTGCCTCATCCATGTCTTTGGCTTCAGGGTCAGGATAGAAATCCCATATAGAAACGTGGTCACATTCTGGAACAGTTTTTACTATAGGTTCATACTCGCCATCTTCATTCCAGTTAGGGTATTCTTTATCTACAGCAAACGCACCTTTCATAACACCTGTACCAAGTAGTGCCATTTCAAATGCCATACTTCTTAGGTGTGTAGTAGCTCCGCTTTCCTGTAGCTGATCATGGATCTTCTTCTCCATCTTCTTAGCTGCAACCATAGAAGGATGAAATGTAACTGTCGTGGCTGTAGTACCATCACCCTCTATAATCTTCTCAGACACAGGTGCTAGTTTCTCTTCCATGCCACCTAGCCTAGCCTGTAGATCCATAAGTGTTTCACCAGGTTTTAATTCTGTATCGCCATCTATTAGATAGGGCTTTGGCGCTGGTGATCCCATAGCTGCACTAATAGCAGCCTGTCCTGCTTCTACTCTAGGGTCTATGTTTATATGTACAGACTCAGCAACACCATCAGGTAGTACTGTAGGATTTACAGATAGAGGAAACTTATTGTTACCAAATAGTACATCTACTATCTGTCCATATGCTGCTAGTGTTTTTGTTTTAGTAACCTTTACAAAGATACGAGACTTCTCTGCGTCAGTAAATTGTACATCACTACCATACAAGCCTCTGTAGTTTCTGTATGCTCTAAGCCATCTTTGCTCATCAGCATATCTAGAGTCTTCAGACCTTTTGTACCGTTCTTTTATAAAGCCAATTACACTATCTTTTTCTTTAAAGATTTTATCGTCTGCATCTTCTGCTGCAACGACATCATCTGTTTCAAACATTTCTTCTGCCATATTTAATACCCGAATGTTGAGTCACTGGCTTGGAAACCAGATCGTTGTTTGGCTGGGTTGTAATCCCATATACTACTGCGTGGTCTAGTCATTATACCATAACGAAGAGCATCATACAAGTGATCTTCTGCTTTGGTGTCAACATCTTCTGGATTCTTTTTGTCCAGTGGGATGCTTGGTATCTGTGCTATGGTGTTTACACAGTTATTCATAAATACTAACATAGGCTTTTCTATAAAGTCATCTACCTTCAAACGCCTATGTATCTCGTTTTTTCCTGCGATACGTGACCCTCTTGAACGATCAGAAGGACGCCAACGGCAACCCTTCATGTTCATTTGTTCAGCTAGTGATGGCCCAGTATCGCCTCGGTTGTGCCATAAAGAACTATCAAGCACACCGTATCTCATACCACCGTCTTGAGCTTCTGCCTCTAGTATCATATCAGCTAGATCTGTAGCTGTAACTTTAGAGACATACATTTCCCTGTAGACTATAAGCTGTTCATCAGGAGCCACAGTAAACCACAGAACCCCAGTATAAGAACCATACCCATAGTCACAAGCGCGAAACCTTGACCACGACTTAGGAATGTCAAAGTGTTCGATAACGTGGGCAGTTCTGTCAAATTCGGGAAATGCTGCTCCCTCGTTGATATCCCAGTTTCCTTCAAGGAGTTGCTTTCTCTGATGCTCTGGTAGTGATAAGAGCATGGCCTCATAGTCACCCTCTTCGGCAAGGTACGGGTTATCGAAGAGAGATGCAGGTATAAACCTACGCTTGAATAGAGGCTGACCTTCCTTGCTGTGTCCTTTAGGGAATGTAATTGTTTTACTTGATTCAATGTCTGTAGCCCAAAAGTCTTTACCTGCAGGTGCAGGATCTATAAACATCTTCTTTACCCAACTATGTCCAGCACCACCTGGGTTTGTTGTAGCTCTCATGTACAGACCTAACTCTCTACCGTGTGCACTACGAAGACGTGACCTCATATAATCCCAAGCGTAAGGTGTAGGCCATTGAGTAAGTTCGTCAAATCCAATCCAGTTAAAAGCTTGTCCTTGGTAACGTGTGACATCGGTATCCTTGTCCAAATATGACATCCATAGTCTTCCACCTCTAGGAGAGATCCACTGTGACTTACGCTCTGACCATTTGATTCCTGGTATGGCACGTGGGTATAACTCCTGTGACTTCTGTATTAGTTCCCTTAGTTCTTCAGTTGTGTGTCGTACAAGGAGTCCAGAGAAGTGTGGATCGTTAAGGCCGTGTAATGGGTCTGCTAACATAGCATATGATTTACCACCACCTGCTGCCCCTCCGTATAGTACTTCTCTCTCAGACGAACTCAAGAAAGATGTTTGTGGACCTTCGTTAGGTTTAAAGACAACTTCCTGTGCTTCATCTACGTCATACTCAGGTGCTACTACCTGCGCTGGGATAGGTTCAGTTTGGGGGGCTTCTATCTCCGCTGGCTTCTGAGTATGCTCCGACCCCTTGTGTTTCGAGCTTCTCGATTTGCGAGAGCGTCTCTTGGAGCCACTTGGCAAGCTTACGTTTAATTGCAGATGCTTTTCTACGTCTTTGCTCAACTTCTATTCTCTTCTTTAGACCCATGTGTGATATGTATCGGTCTGCTTCTTTGCTCAACCACTGAGCTACTGCTCTGTAACTATACTGCTTTAGGTGTTGCTTTGCAAGCTCTAATGCATCTAACTCATGTTCTATAGGAACAAGTAGTCTATCATTATTTGGATCTACTTCATAGCCGAACGGAACCTTTACAGTAGTCCTAACTATTACGTGCCACTCTTTGTTGTGTCCTTTGGGTGGCAGAGGTAACTGCCAGAATCCCAGTTCTCTTTGAGGTATTATTCGTTTGTACCTTCTTTAGGTGGTAAATAAAAAATGCCACCTCCACTGGTGACATCTACTTTGTCTACTTTACCAAGACCTGCTCTATCAAGCACGTCCTTGGCAGCTATCATTTTTTCTTTGATACCCAACTGAGTGGGGTCTTGCAAAGCGCCCATAAGCGCGAAAGCAGCTTTCGGGGCAGTCCTAGCAAAGTAAGTCCTAGTTTTTTCAGCGATTTCATCTTTAAGTGCCTCCACTATAGAAGTTGTACTGGAGTTGTCGCCATACCCAGCTAACTTCTTAGCCTGTACAACGTCACCTCCAGCATCATCAAATAATACATCCAAGAACCTTTGTTGTCTTTCAGTTAATGTCCTTGCCATAAATTGCGTTCCTTATTTGTGATCTGCCTATGCCTAGATCATTTAGTTGTCTATCATCCAACATGTGTAGCATTCTAAAGTCTGCACGTTTTTGTTGTCTGATTACGTGGTTATCCCACATTCTTTGTAATAGTTTTTTCATGTACTTTCTCCTTGTTTGTACAAGGGTAGTTATACACAAATGTTAAAGTTGTAGTAGTGCTAAGTTGGAATAGCCGCTATGACTTTTTTGCTTTCTTTTTCTTAGGAGCTACGCCACCTTCCCAAGCTTCATTCTCTGGAGTAGAAGGATCGTCTGCCATTAGATGTCCTTTCTCATTCCTAGCTCTTTTGGGTGGTACGTTTTCTATAGTAGCTTCATCTAATATGTTTAATAAGTTAGGATCAGTACAGTAAACATTACCAAAGCGATCTTCTGATGCTGCTTGGTTACCCATAGCATCACGCACATTACTTTCCATGTCTAGTGTATATCCATGTTTTTCTAAAACATCTTTATACTTTTCGTAATACTTCATTACTTACCCTTTTTCATTGGACGTTCAGCAGGGTTAGATGCTCCACACATCATTGCACCTTTAGCATAGCCCATCTTCTTAGCCATACCACCATTCATCATGCCCATCTTTTTCTTAGCCATGCCACCATACATGTAGCCCATCTTCTTAGCTACGGCTGGTGCTTCTTTCTTTAGTGCTTTCATACCTTCATTCATCTTCTTCATGTTCGCTTCCTTCCTGATGCGGTTACAGACCATTTAACTTTCTTTGGTCCTGTCTTCTTTGCTGCTTCTGCTTTACTAATTCTACCTGCTACCTTTGCTGGTCTACAAGCTGGGTATGGTCTACTCTTGTCCTTAACACTTTTTCTTCCACACTCCTTGCCTGTCTTTACGTCACGCCAGTCTTCCTTGAACCATTGAGTTAGTCCACCTTCACCAAAGGATCTACGACTTTGTAGTACGTGTCTTGACTTGTGCAACTGATCCTCCTTTACTGTAAGTACCCCCACGCTTTTTGTAGGTCTTAACTAACCAAGCACTTCCATATGCGCTGGGCCACTTAAACTTCTTCTTAGCTTCTGTCTTTACTCTAGAATACAAAGCTGCGTTCTTAGGTTTGTTCGCCATTACTTCTTAGCTTTCTTCTTTGCTGTTGCACTCAGGTCTTTAAAGTGAACAACTTGTTTGCTATTCTTACCATGTGTTGCACCAGAATGCAACTGTCCATTTGGCATCTTGTGTGTACCACCTTTATGTTCAGTGCCGTCTTTGAAGTAATGCTTTTGAGCTTTTGCCATTACTTTTTCTTTCTTTTCTTAGCAACGCCACCTTTATTCATAAGTGTCTTTTTTGACAATGCAGTTTTAGAATACTCTTGTGGCATCTTCATACTACCACCGCCACCACGACCAGTGAGTTTAACACGTCTATTTGCAGCGGCTGCTCTTGCTTTCTTTTGAACTGCTGCTCTTTTTTCAGCACCAGTTTTTTGTCCTGTAGCTTCTCTTAGTAATCTTCTTGCTTCTCTAGATTCTGCTTGAGTAAATCTATTACCCATATAGGATTCCATCCGAACAGTAAACTTTTGTTTAGCTTCATCTACTCTGCCAGCCTCTATTAACCTTTTAATAGGACCAAAAAAACTTTTTACTTTTGATTTAGAGTTTGAACTTAGTTCTGCCATTATGTCCTCTTAGATTTTGTACCAGCACACTTCCACTTCTTACGAGATAGACGTAGTGGGCTGTTTGGATTAGCTGCTGCCTTTGGATGTTTCTTCATTTGTCCTGCGCTTCTTGCACAATACGAGTCACCTTTACCTGTACCTGGACGTATACGCTTACCACCGTCCTTGGCTTTACCTGCCTGACCGTAGCTTACCTTTACCTTACGCCCTGTCTTAGGGTTGGTAGTTGTTTTGGCAAACATTTTGCCTTTACGTGGAGTAGCCATGTCTATCCTCTATAGTGGGTTACTTGACATTTCATCATAAGCTTTCCAGATGTCATCTATCTCCGTTTGAATAACATCTAGCTTATCACCTATGCCATCTGTAATAGTAGTAGCTTTATCTACTTGTGAGCGTAAGTCAAGTAAAACTTTCTGTTGCTCTAGTATCTGCTGCATGTTTGTAGCTAGTTGTGCAAGCTTAGAGTTTAATCCTCTGACATCATTATCTACTATAGCTTGCTCTACTGTTTGTATCCTACTTGTTGCTGTAGATTCTAGTTCGTTTAGCTCCTGAGTTAACTGTTGCATTTTTGCAACACTATCATCACTTAGGTTTGTTTCGACTTCTTGTAATTCTTTTCTTATTGCTTGACTTGCTGTTGTTAATTGATTTGACGCAAATGTTTTATTAGCTGTTCGTTCTCTTGCTGTGTCGTTATTTAACTTAGTTAAGCTTTTTTGTAGCTCTGCAATTTGTTTTGCGTTTGCGCTGGTATTACCTAGTGCTTCACCAACGCCACCCTCTACACCGTAAAACCTGTTGAGAGTATCATAACCAAAGTATACACCACCAGAAACTGTAGAGAGAACTGGCAGAGCCACCGCAACCATCCAGCCTTTGACATTAAAGCCTCCTATGCTAAACTCCATAGCCATTAATTTACAGGCTGTGGCATAGATCCATACGTTTCTATATATGTGCCAGCAGAGAATAGCTCGGAGGCAGACACCATATCTTCTGATAGGTAGCCTTGCCAACCAGAGCCGAAGCCATCATCATCCCAGTTAATTACAAATTCATCTACATTCTGTGTGTATGTGATGGCTGTATAGTTACCAACTACAAAGTTATTCTGTGTAGCGTAGCTGTCTATGCTTGCTGTTAGTTCTGTATTATTAGCTGCAGCCATGAAAGCACCAGCTTGTTGTGCGTAGCTTTCTACTTGTGCTACAGCTTGGTTGTACGCATCTACTTCTGCTTGGTCTATGCTATACTCATCTGTACCCATCATGCCTTGCAACGCTGTCTGCTCTGGTGATGTGTCTGCTGTTGCAGCAGTCTCCATAATACCAGTAGCTGTTAGTATCTCTGCAGAAGCATCTGCTAGTAAGTCTATTGCCGCATCCAAGTCATTCATTGCACCTTGGTATTCTTGTGTGAACAACTGCTGTGCTGTAGTAGCTGTCTCGTAGTCGTGTCCTATTACAAGAGCGTGTGCAGCTAGGTAGTCATCTAACTCTGTTTGGGTAATAATACCATCATCAAATGCATCATCTACTATAGTACCGCCTAGTGCTGCATATCCTACAGCACCTACTGTCATTGTACCTGCGTCCGTCACCCTATTCTTGATAGCACCTAGAGAAGTTATTAATGCATCAATCTTTTCCTGCCCCGTCATTGTCAACGCTGGGTCCGTCACGTCTGCGTTTGCTGCTCCTGAACCTATCACTAATGGATAACTTAGGAGTAGTATCTTCCAAAACGATCTCTTCATCTTCGTATTCCTCTCCAACTCGTAATAGAGCATCCCAAAATTCTTTATCCTCTGAATACCCTACTACAAACATGGCAGGGTTTTGCCTGTACTTATCAATAGCGTTTTTGCCCATCAACAACTTACCAGTACGTGTGTCATTTATTGGACATGGAGTATTTGCTAACATCATACTCCTAAACACT